TACAAGGACTGGTGCGCTGTCAACAAGAGCCTCGTATATGACGACGATGAATCAGGCGATACCGAAACCAGCAATTATTTTGCTTCTGATGCCCGCCCTGGATTAGGTGATATCTACTGCATGGATATCTTTTCCCCTCGGTCTGGCGGTTCAACTAGTTCTCAATTGCTTTGGCGACCTGAAGCTAGTCTGTATTGGCACGAAAGATAGCTTCGTTGCACTCCACAAAAATACAATTTTTCTCCATCCAATCAATGTCCGCTTGCAACATGTCCAATCTCGGGTCTGTGTTGCTGACCCATATGCTTGGCTTACCCCACTTTGCCAAGACAGGTTCCCTGTATAACACCTTGACTGAAACATAGGCTTGACACCCCAGCCACTCTTTAAATGAATGAAAAAACTTCATTCCTCCTCTGATGTCATCGAACACAGCGTATTCCACGCTAATGTCGGAGGCCTTCATGCATTCCGCCCCACTCACAAGACCCACACAGTATATGTGCCTGCCTAAACTGCGGGCCCACAATGTCTTACCTGTACGACTTTCACCGTACAAGCACAAACTCATGCACCGTCCTAAATACCGGTCAGCACATTCCCCCACCGTAACGGTAGTGTAGGTGGGGGATAGGGCGCTTGCGCCCGAACCATTCCCCCACCGTAACGGACCCTTCACCTATAGGCCTCGCGGCCTGAGCGGCTGTGCGAAAGAACTTTACTCACCTACTCGTGCTTCTCCCAGCTCCAAACCAGCTTGTGCCACCCAGTGATCTCTCCCATCAAATTCTCCACCAAAAAACTCGATTCCGTTTGGTGACTCATACTCGGGAGGGTCAACAGCGAATTTCCAATCAGCGTACTTGCTGAGACTGGTGAAGCTGCATGCTGCAGCCTTTGGATCAAGCTCGTGAACAAGTTCCCAAAACTCTCCTCTGCTCGTCGCAGACGTAATTGCAGACCATTTGTCAACAGACGTCTTGCCATGTCCCCCACTCTCTGGTCGTTCGAGTCCTCCGGCGACGACATCCCCATCCTTGACTGCATAGTCCCAACCTTTTTCTGGTGTTCCGCGAGAAGGCTCGACATTTGGGTGGTAGCCGCCCACATCGAATTTTCGACAATCTCTTGTTCGATACTTTTTGCCGAAATCAACAAAAGCGTGCAGGTGAGTTCCCCCATCCGCGTGATTTTCTCGTCCAACGATACACTCTGCTGAAAGAGAGCTAAAGAGTTCCACAACTGACCAAGGACACAAGTCCTGGCACTGAGAATAGGTGATGAGTGCATAGCGTGCGTGGAAGTTGAATGACATAATCAAGTGGTTCAAAGGTCCCTGGGCGAAACTAATACTATAGCCCAGGGACACGGGGACACCTCACTCTATAAATACCCGTGTTCCTCCCCACCCAAAATTTGTTGAGCTCAACAATTTCTTTCCACCTCCACAATGTGGATCTACCTAACCCGAAATGGCTTGGTCAACATTCCGTACACGTCGGAGACGCTACACATCGCGGAGAAAGCGTGGTCCCTCATCTCGATCCACCCGCAGCAAACGTTCAAAGTCATTCCGACGCCGCGCAGGGCGTACCCGGACAATGACGCGTCGGTCGATTCTCAATCTGACGTCTCGGAAGAAGCGCGACACGATGATGTGCAACACCAACACGACGGCCGCCTCACCAATCGATAGTACCGTCTACTCCAATGTTCCCGCTGTCTTGAATGGGAACCAATCCTACACCTTCATTTGGTGTCCTTCTGCCCGCAATCTCAATAACGGCAGCGGGAATGCCAATATCGTCATCAATGACGCTGAGCGGACCGCCACAAACATCTTCATGCGGGGTTACGGAGAAACCGCCACCATTGCCACTAGCGACGGACTCCCTTGGACTTGGCGTCGCATCATCTTTGCCACCAAAGGCACCACTATTATTAGCACCCAGACGGCCACCCGACAACTGTTTTCCAATTCCCCCATTTACGGCTATCGCCGTGTTGTTAATGCATGGCCGAATACCCTGTCCAACCTCATATATGACCAGGTTTTCAAGGGTAGCGCCAATGTTGACTGGGTGGATCCTATGACCGCCCCACTCGATACCCGACGTGTCAAAATCCTGTCTTCCAAGACCCGCCGCATTGCTGCAGGCAATGAAGAGGGATGTCAGCGCGTTTACAAGGACTGGTGCGCTGTCAACAAGAGCCTCGTATATGACGACGATGAATCAGGCGATACCGAAACCAGCAATTATTTTGCTTCTGATGCCCGCCCTGGATTAGGTGATATCTACTGCA